TTGGCCGGACCTGTCGCCCCGGGCGTCCAGGTAAAGGTGCAGGCGAAGGTGTTACCCTGCGAGACGGTTACTTGATTAGTGCAGCTCATCGGGTCTTAACCTTGCCCCGATTGGAAGGGGGGGTCAGGTGTTGACTAGATGCGTCCACCAATTGGCCGAATTGAGAGTATAGCCAGGGATAGCCCATGTGCCTTCGAACCACGCAAAGTTGGCTACGCCATTAAACTCATCAGCCAAAGCGGCGTCGTAGCTCGTTGGGCTAGGCGCCGTCCCTGAGTCAAAGAACATCGTGCCGGTGACCGCATGGACGCGGATGTTCATGGGGCCATATTCATACTGGGTCACGTCCCACTGGTTGGTCGTGTCGTTCCAATCAAGCTGCGCGATTTTCTTATAGGTATAGCCGATGGTGATCGGGTAGGGCGGGTCGAACTCAAACCCCGAGATTCCTCCTTGGAAGTAAACAGCGCCGCCGTAAATAAGGCTGTTCCCCTGTTGGGTAGCAAGGGTGCCCATCGCCACCGTGTCGCTTGTCGGAATGACTGATACGAAAGGCATCTCTGCGTCGATAAGCCGACGAGCGGAGTGCCAGCCGTCACGATCCCACCAGTCAATCTTGGACATCAGGACAAGCATGGACGCACCGCTGGTCCCGGTCGGCAGTTCAATCTTACCATCGGCAGCCATCCACTCAAAGGCTTCGCCGTCCGTGGCCGTGCCAGCCGTGCGCTTGCCGTTCTCATAGACCGCCCAGTCCGTGATGCGGGCCTGCTTCTCGTAAATTATGTATGGGTTCTCCCCTGGGTAAGTCGGCTCAGGCCGGAAAGGGAAACCGCTCCAAGTATAGTTCACCACGCCCTTGCGGGTCTTTAGGTAGAACTTAGTCGTTCCCCCTGTAGTCTCTGAGACGACCTTGCATTGGAACTGCTGGTACAAAGGGACGCCGCCGTCCGGATCGGGGAAGGCGTCGGAAGTGTCGAGGGTGAAACCCTTCGAGGACGAGTCGAAGTTATAACCGACTCCTGGTTGAATCTTCATTAGGCGGGAGCGTAGACTGCGGGCTCGTAGCCCTCTCGGTTATAGCGGACCTCGTAGGTGACTTTACGAAGCAGGGCAAAATCCTCGAAGGATACTTGAGCCAGAAGCAATTGGTGCTTGGTCCCGTTCAAGAAGAGAGTCCCGACATAATCAGGGACTAGCTTGATGCCGCCGAATACATTGGTCGAGCTGGTCTTGCCAACGCGGTCACGCATATTGGTCACGTTAGCATCCACTGAAGTGTAGAAGTGACCGGAGAATGAACTCTGCGGGGCGAGGTAGTTCGTCTTACCGTAGAAACCTTCAAAGTCAGGAACCTTAAAGCCGAGGAACTTCCCGCCGGTCTTCTTTTCAAAAGTAGCGCCGTTGCTGCCGACGTATTCCGTTCGTCCCTCTCCGGATGTAGTCTGCTGATAATTAGGGGTAGCCTTTGAGCCAGGAGCGGGCCCGACGCCAGCAATGGGGGAAGCAACAAATCCAGTCGCCGCCACAAAGAAGTTCGGGTGGGTCGTGATGTTCTCAGAGCTCAGGCCCTGCGAGCCGGTGATCTGGGGCTTGGTAATCGTCGAACTGCCAGCGTCGGAAGGGGAGATGCCTACATACTCGACGGTGTAGGTGCTGATGCCCAGCGCGTCGAGCGATGTGGAAGCCTTGTGGACGTTGCAGAATGAGTAAGCGGAAACCGGGCAGGCTTGGCCTCGGGCAAGGAAAGGGCTGGAGCCTGCCACGTCTTCTTTGAAGACAAGGACTCCGGTCACTAAGCCGTAGCCGTCAGTCTGAAACTTGCCTCCAGGCTGAAGGAGGGCGGTCGTCAGGGGGTCGCCAGTGTTTACGCGTGCCATGGTTTATTTTTGGGGGGTCTTGGTAAAGTCGGTGGGAACGGCGCCGTCCTTGTTGGCAATCTTCTCGAGGAGGGCGGTCTGCTTCTGCTGCTCTTCGAGCTGGGCGTTCATGGCCTCCATGACCGGGTTAGGTCCGACGCCGATCACGTTGCCGAAGCCTTCGGGGCCTTTGAAGTCTCCGGCCTTTTGTTTGATGCTTTCAGAAATGGGCCCTTGTTTGGCCATGTCCTCGGCTAGGATTTTGCGGATTTGCTCTTGGAAGGCAGGATCCTTTGCCCTCATAGCTGCTTCCTGTTCAGCAAAGCTCATCCCTCCAATGGCAAACGCAGGCGACTTCTTGTTGGCATCAAATCCGAAGAGGGATTTGGCGCGCGGGTCATTCATTAAGAACTCAAATGCAGTAGTTTCAGGCTGTTGTTTAGCCTGCTCTGTCTTGAGTTTATCTTCCTTGATGCGTGCCACCTTGCGAGCGTAATAGACGTCTTCGGCTGCCATGCGCTCGTTTACGCCATCGATAGCGGCTTTATTTGCCTCTTCCTGTTTCTGCTTAATCTTGTCGAAGTAGTCAGTAACGGTCCGGGTGAGCAAACCGAACAGAGCCATCGGGCCGGCGACAGAAAGGAAGATGTCCTTAAAGGACTGACCGAACTTCTTCTTGATGTCCTCGACCTGCTTGGCCATGCCCTCAGTAGCCGTCTTGGCCTTGTCCATCGCTTGCGGGACGTCGGAGGTCGTCTTGATGTTGACTGTCAGGTCTTGGGCCATGTCAGGGGGTGCTTTCCTTTGCAGGATTGGAAGCAGCCGACGCGGCCTCCTTGGCTTCCTCTTCGGCCATGAAGGCTTCTTCCTCGGGAGACATGATCGCCACGTCGGCTCCCTTGCGGATGGCTAGGGCGGAGTTCAGCCAGATTGCTTGGCACTCCGGCATCTCCCACGCCCGCTGCTCTGGGATGCCAGACGCGATTAAATTGGCTACAATACTTAGCGGCCACGGGACCCCCTTGTCCCCTCCGCCTGACTTGGTCTTGGTCTGCTCCCAGAACTTCGGCCAGTCCTGGACGAGGATATAACCGGCGAAGGCTTCGACTAGGCGTTCAAACTTTTCCGGCCTGCGACCTAGGTGCAGGATACGCAGTTGGTCCCTCCAGCCAATCTCGCCCAGCTGCTCTTCGGCGCATACTTGGCAGGCAAAGATAAGGTCCGCAGGGGTGATGCCGCGGGAGCCGGTGACCAGCGGGGAGTCAAAGGCCATCAGACGCACCCGATACTTGAGGCACCAGGGGTAAAGAGTTCGACCCAGAAACCCTTTGAGGGGAGCCGGGTCGACGTAGGCGTTGAGGAAGCGACGGTCCACTATCCTCTAGACTGCCCCCTTTTCGGGGGTGTCAATTAGGCAGGCGTGATGCCTTCGTAATCAATCGCCGTGATCGTGACGGCGGTGAAGCCCTTGTTCGAGCCCTTGTCGTCAATCTTGGTGATGGTGCCGACAAAGGATACGGAAGCAGAGCCAGCCGGATAGGCGGAGGCGGTGTTCACCGTGAAGGAAAGGGCGGCGCCGAGCACCGGCATGGTCGAGGTCTTGGCGATGCCTTCGATGGTGATCTCGGACTTGCGGTCGTCGAGGCGGTGCGTCTTGGTCAGGCCAGCCTCATCGACCACAGTGGCCTCGGCGTTGAAAGAGGACGAAAGGCTGTAGCTCTGGACAAAGAGGTTGGTGACAGCACCCGCGACTCCGTAGATACAGGTGGTTCCGTTTGAGATGGCGGCCATTTGTAATTGCAGGCTTTGGAATTGGCTTAGGCGGGCAGGACCACCAGCACGTCGAACGAGAAGGAAGTCGCCCAGGAGCGCTCGTCGATGCCCTCATCTTCGGACTGCATCGTGACGTCGTAGCAAGCCGCGTCGGTCGAGGTGACGAAGGCTGCCTTGATGGAGGTCAGGTCACGCATATTTCCGGAAAGGGCGGCGCAGCGGGCGCGGTGATCGGCGAGGGTCGTGTCGTCGGCGTTCGAGAAGAGGGTGATGCGGACCGAGCAGCTGAAGTTGCCTTCGCCCTCGGGGAGGTCGGCAGGGCTACGGGCGGACTCGCAGAGGACCACGGCCTTGGGCAGGGTCTGGGTCGCGGCGCTGTCCCCGGTCAGGAACGTGACGGTGGTCAGCCCGGTCTGGGTGGATAGGTAGGTGGCCAAGGTGGCCTCTACGATGTGGCGGATGCTCTTCGTGCCCATTGTACCTTTGCCCGCTTTGGTAGGGAAAGGGGCTTGACGAGGCAGGGGGCACGTCTTTTGCTTCAGGAGTTCCACCGATGCTCTGCCAACAGGACCCAGTACTTGCCGCCTTCTTCGCCATCTTCGAGGATGCGGTGCCGCGTCAGCCCAAGCGCCGCACGCCAAAGGTTCGCCGTGGGCCTATGCTTGCCCGCCTGTATGCTGGCGAGACCCCTGCGTCATATGTCTGCGAGCCCAAGGTCGACGGCCTCCGCGTCCTGATCACTGCGGACCTGTCCCGCCGCGTCGTGCGCTTCGAGACCCGCAACGGCAACCCGATGCCCTCCCTCGACCATCTGGCCGACGAGGTGCTCGAACTCCTGGCTGGCAAGGAGGGCGTCTGGCTGCTCGACGGCGAGGCCGTTTCCGGCAAGTCCTTCTTTACCTCGGTCGGCGCCCTGCGCTCGGAACAGTCCGCCGACGATGCCCGCGTCTGGCTGTTCGACCTTCCCTCCGTGGAGGGCGATTACAGCACCCGCCGTGCCTCTCTGGAGGCTTTGTTTGCTCAGTCCTACCCTACGTCCCTCCTGCTCATCCCGAGCGTCTCCTGCACCCCAGAGGAAGCCTTTGTCCGCTTTACCGCTGAGGGCTTCGAGGGTGCCATGGTCAAGGATACGACCGCCCCCTACGCTCATGGCCTCCGCTCTAGGGCTTGGCTCAAGGTCAAGGACGCCGACACTACCGACGCTGAGATCGTGGACATCGTCGAAGGCACGGGCAAGTGCGCCGGGATGGCTGGCCATATCGTCGTGCGCTGCGGACGCCGCCTCGTCAATGTCGGCACCGGCATGGATAACGCTACCCGCACCGCCCTGCTCGCCGACCGCTCTCAGCTCATCGGCCAGACCGCCGAGGTAGACTTCCAGATGAAGACCCCGAACGGCTCCCTGCGCCACCCGGTGTTCGTCCGGGTCCGCGGGGACAAGTAATCAGAGACGCATCTGCCGCTTGGTGCGGGCGATGAAGTTATTCAAGTCGGCTTCCATCTGCTTCACACGGTTGCCCAATGCAGTCGGCATCGTTCGAGCGGCGTCGGCGATTGAGTTAACATTACCGATGAAGTTGCGGATAGTCACCTGTGCCTGCCTGTCGGTGTAAGCCCCGACCGCGTCGCCTTGTCCGCCGTGGCGAGCAATCCACCCGGCGTTCCGCAGTCCAGCGCCAAACCGACCGCTGGCGACATTGGCACGGAGAGGCTTCGGAATCATGTTAAGCGCACGAAGCCAACCAGCCTTGGTTCGACCGACGGCGGCCTGACGCTCCTTGATGTAGGCATCGAGGTCTTGCTTCGACTCAACCAGGAGACGCGGCTCGCCGATGCGCTGGCCTCGACCAATGCGTCCGCCGAACTTGGCCTTAACTCGGTTATGGTGTGCCCGCATGTCCCTGACATAGTCGAAGCCGTATTCGTTAACGGCCAGCGGGACGCGTGCGAGGTAGTTCTTCGCCTTCAGGAACGCCCGGTCATAGTTCTGGTCGTTCAGGATTTTCGTCATGATCGGCGAGATACGCAGGGTCTCGATGCGCGACCGCTTGATGATTTTATCAAATGATGCCCGGTTGTTCGTCTGGGTCGCATGGGCGAGGGAGCGGAATACTACGGCCCGCTGGCTATTAATGTTTCGGTCGCCGACGGCGATAAAGAGCTTACGGATGTCCCCGGCGACGGCATCCTCTCCGGCTTCTTTGCCTAACTTCGTAATACCTTGGCCGCCGCCCTTGGGCATACCAGGCGTAAAGTTGGCCATGTCCTCGCAGATAAGCATGGCCTGTTTGGCGACCATGCTCTGGGCGTCCATGCCGATTTCCTTGGCTACCCGCGTCAGCTGCGCGTTAAACTCAGCCAGCGACTTGGGCGGGATGCTGACCGTTACCACGGCGGGTTACTGGTTGTCGTCGATGACGACGAGCGTGATCCATGCCGACCCGGGCTTGTAGGTCTGGGTCGTGATGCGGACGGTCTTCCCGCCGGCCACGATCTTCTTGCCCTGGGCAAGGCTGGCAATGGGCACCCCTGCCGACAGTAGGGCCGCCGAAGCCCCCATAGACCCGTCTGGCTGGCTCCAGGAGGCCGTTACAGCGGGGAGCCTGACCGTATACTGGGTCCGCTCCATATACCCCCCTGCTTCGAGCACGGTCGAGACGGCGGGGTCGGAGATGAGGCAGGAGAAGGTGATGGCCCCTGAGTTGGCCGACCCGGCCACGCCGAAGTCCGCCACCATCTCTTTGGCGTCATTGAGAAACTCGGTTCCGTAGAGGCTCATCCTATACTTGCCCGCTTTGGTAGGGGGACAAAAAAAGACCCCCATCGCTGGGGGTCTCGTTCGAGCCTGTGGCCGCTATTAGGCGGTCTTGAGGCGGTGGAGGGAGGTCGCGCGACCGACAGCGGCACCGAAGAGCAGCGTGGCGGTGACGTTGTAGTAGCCGCTCTGTTCCTGGCCCATGAGGACCTGGACGCCGAGGCCGGTGTCGGCGTCGACAGCGTTGGCGACTTCGAAGCCCGGGATTTCGGACATCGGGAGGGCCGAGGCGACAGCGATGGCGTCAGCG